TCATTCCAAAAAACATATGGATATGATGGTTAAAGATATGAAAGCTGGTTTAAGTTTTACTAAAGCACACAAAAAAGCTGTTAAAAAAGTAGGAAAATAATGCAAATACCTTTTGGTGAATGGCTACCTGATCAACCAGAACATGGTATGAAAGGTGCTAACGTAGCAACTAATGTTTATCATGCTTTGGGATCTTACAAAAGATTCCCATCATTAGTAGCATATTCTAGTAATAGTATTGTTAAGAATGCTAAAGGTGCAGGATCATTTAGAGATAATGCTAATAACATTTTTAACTTTGTAGCAACTAAAACAGACATATTTCAATTAGCATCAGGAACATTTACATCTCGTAAATCAGGACTTACTGGTGGAGAAACAGATTTTTTTACATTTACACAATTTGGTAATTATGTAATTGCAAGTAATGGAGTAGATCAACCACAGTTTTATTTAATGGGAACATCTACAAACTTTGCAAATCTTAATTCAATTCAAACAGCAGGTACTACACCTTTGTTTAGAGTATCAGGTGTTGTTAGAGATTTTTTAGTAAGTGGTAATATTAGTACAGCTACTAACAGAATACATTGGTCTGGAATTAATGACATAAGTGCGTGGTCAGGTAAACAATCTGACTTCCAAGACTTACCAGGATCTGGTGGTAAAATAGTTCATATTACTTCTGGTGAAATAGGATATGTGTTCAGGCAGAATCAAATAATTCGTATGGACTATGTTGGTGGAGCAGTAGTATTTAGACTTTCTGTAATCTCACCAAATAGAGGAGCTGTATATGGACAAACAGTATGTCAAGATAATAGAGATGTATTCTTTTATTCAGATGATGGCTTTTATCAAATTAATGGTGATAGCGTAGCACCTATTGGTGTAGAAAAAGTAAACAGATTTTTTGATTTAGATTTAAACAAAGCATTTACAGATAGAGTTAAAGCAGCTACCGATCCATTTAATCAGTTAGCTATGTGGGCATATCCAAGTAAAGATGGTGCTGGATCTGGTGGAATATGTGATAAAATTATAATCTACAATTATGCAACTAAAAAATGGTCTTTGGCAAAAGCACAAACTAGTGTAATATTCCCACAATTTGTAGGAGCATTTACTGTAGAATTAATGGATATCATATCAGAATCATTAGAAGATATTAATGCTGCACTAGATACAGACTTCTGGTCTGGTGGACAAATGTTTTTAGGTGCAATAAATGAAGATTTTAAAGCTGCAATCTTTTCAGGTAACTCTAATGAATGTGAAATAGAAACAGCAGAAATTGAAGGATTTCCAGGTGCTAGAACTAATCTCACAGGAGTTAGACCAATAGTAGATGCAGTATCAACTGTTACTGTTAAAACTAGAGAAAGATTAGCAGACACAGAAATAGAATCTAGTTCATCTACAATGGTAGAAAGTGGTATCAATCCTGTTAGACAATCAGGTAGATACATAAGAGCAAATGTTAAGATACCTTCTGGTACAACATTTAATCATGCACAAGGCATAGATTTAGTAGCATCTAAAGGAGGATATAGATAATGGCAGATACAATAGATATAGACAACGTAAGATATTCTTTTGAATCACAAGAATTTTTCCAAAGACAATTGGAACAAAGTGTGAACGAATTAATTAACAAAAATAATACTGAAAGCGATAAAGCATTCAGTTGGTTTATGAATTAGGAGTAATAAATGGCAGGAATAAAAGACTATAGTAGTACAGCAGGTAGTAATACATCGGTAGGAGGTGTATCTATTGCTGAAGGTATGTTACCTTCAAATATCAACAATGCTTTTCGTGCTATTACAGCTGACATAAGAGAATGGTACAATGACTCACAATGGGTAGTTTATGGAGATGGAGATGGAGCTCATACATTTGCATATGTAAGTGGCACATCATTTACAGTTAATGGAGCAAACGTAACTTCAATTTATGAAGCAAGTCGTAGAATAAAAGCAGTTGGAAGTTCAACAGGAACAATATTTGGAACTATATCTAGTTCATCATTTTCTTCAAATACTACAGTTAATGTTACTTGGGATTCAGGAAATTTATCAAGTGAAACACTTGTTATTTATGTAGCAGCATTATCAGTTACAGGTAGCTCAATACCAGCAAATGTTTTAATACCTGCAGATAATTCAATTACTTCAGCTAAAATTGTAAATGGAGCTGTAGGTTCTGATGACTTAGCTACAAATGCAGTTACTACAATAAAAATTACAGATGCTAATGTTACTACAGCAAAAATTGCAGACGATGCAATAACTGCTGCTAAAATAGCAGATGCAGTTTTAGTAACAGCTGCTGAACATGCAGGACATACACCAGACGAAGTTACATTATTAACTACAGCTGGTTCTGATGCTAGATATTTTAGACAAGATTCAAGCGAAACAATTGCATCAGGAGATACTTGGTCAGCTGGAGATACTAGAGTAGCAACAACTGCAGCAATTGATGCAAGAATTATAGACTTAGTAGATGATGTTGGAGGATTTGTTCCAGTAGCAAATGAAACAAGTTTTCCTAATGCTAACCCAGATGTAAATAATGGTGCAGGAACTATTGTAAGTGTTACTGCGTTAGGATCATCTCATACAGCTAATGGTTCAGGAGTCATATCTATATCTAATGGTAGTGTTGGAAACTCAACAGTTACATTAAATGGATGTGGTAATGGAGCTACATTAACAGCAGGTTTTGGAATTTTAGTAGAAACAACTTCTACATTACATACTTATACTTTTGTTAGACTTATTCCTAAAGCAACAGAAGTAACAACTGTAGCTGCAAAAGCTACTCAAATAGGATTACTTGGAACAAGTGATGCTGTAGCAGATATGAATACTTTAGGTACATCTCAAAATGTATCTGATATGAATACACTTGCAGCAATAAGTGGATTAAATACATTAGCTTCAAACTCAGCAAATGTAACAACTGCTGTAAATAATTTATCTTCTATTAATAACTTTGCAGAAGTATATAGAATTGCATCATCAGCTCCCACAAGTTCACTAAATTCTGGTGATCTTTATTTTGATACAAGTACAGATACTTTAAAAGTATATGGAGGTTCTGGATGGCAAAATGCTGGATCTTCAGTAAATGGAACATCTGCTAGGTTTAAATACGTAGCAACATCAAACCAAACAACTTTTACTGGTAATGATGCAGATGGTAATTCTCTTGCATATGACTCAGGATTTATAGATGTTTATCTTAATGGTGTACATTTAGATCCTACAGATTACACAGCATCTAATGGAACTTCAGTAGTTTTAGCATCAGGTGCAGCAACTGGGGATATATTATATATTGTTGGTTTTGGTACATTTAGTGTTGCAAGTATAGCAGCAACTGCAATAACTTCAGGAACACTACCAACAACTAGAGGTGGAACTGGTTTATCTAGTATTGGTACTGCAGGACAGGCTTTAGTTGTAAATGCAGCAGCTAATGCATTAGAATTTGCAGCAGCAAGTTCAGCTGAAGTATATGGTTTTGAAAAGTATTATACTGGTTCAACTTTAGTTAGAACAGTAACAGTACAATCAGTTGGTGGTGCAAATAAATACTTTATAGATGGTGTTCAACAAGATACTTTAGATTTATATGAAGGTAATACTTACATATTTAATTATCCTTCTGGACATCCTTTTAAATTCTCAACTACTTCAAATGGATCACACGCTGGTGGATCAGAATATACAACTGGTGTAACTCACAATAGTTCAACACAAGTAACAATTGTTGTTGCAACAGGTGCACCAACATTATATTATTATTGCAGTTCACATTCAGCAATGGGTGGACAAGCAAATACACCAACACCTGGTTTAAATAGTATGAGATATATTACGACTAACAAAGGTCAAGATAACATTACTGAAAGTCAATATGCCAACTTCGATGATGTTTTATTTAGTGCTTCAGGCTTTGTCTTTAGCATTAATTCAAATGGCAATTTAATATCAACAATATAAGGAAACAAATATGGCAACAATAAATCTGGGTGCTATCAAATTTAACTGGACAGGTGCTTACAATAGTTCGACATCTTACGCTGTTGATGACGTAGTTTCATCAGGTGGAAATAGTTATGTTTGTATTCAAGCCCATTCAAATCAAGCAGTAGGCAACGCAACAGCTTACTGGAATATAATGAGTTCAGCAGGTACTAATGGTTCTAATGGAACAGATGTCGGAACAGTAATAACAACACAAGGCGATTTGCTTTACAGAGATGGAAGTGGATTACAAAGATTAGCTAAAGGTACAGCAAATCAAACTTTACAAATGAATGGTGCAGCTAATGCTCCAACTTGGGTAACAGCAGAAAGTGGAACTCTTGTAAAAATAGCAACACTAGAACACTCAAGTAATGTATCGGCTGTTAATTTTACGAACTGTTTCACAGCAGATTATGATGTTTATGAAGTTTATTTTTCAAATATTCATAGTGATAGTAATAGTTATGAATTAGCAGTAGGATTAGTTGATGCGTCTGGAAACCAATTAGTCCATAATTATATGACTGCAACTTATAGTTATATTGCATACGCAGGAAATTCTAGTGGTCACAATGCTTTTGGTCAAGATGATGATAGTAGAATTAGATTAATTGGAGAAAATTTGGATAATGGTGCTTTTGACCCATCACAGTTAAAAATGACAATTTATAATCCTTACGCATCTATACATACAACAACTCAATACTGGTACTCTATCAGAGCCGCTAATAATCATTATTATAATGTTTTGGGAACTGCTCAAAATAAAAATCAAACCTCTGTAAGAAGTTTAAAATTTTATCAAAATGGTGGTGGTAACTTTGCAGGATACACAGGTACAGTTTATGGAGTTAAAAGATAATGACAAAAGGAGTTAAAAGATAATGAAAAAACATACAATAAATTGTGAAACTGGAGAAGCAATAATTGAAGATTTTACTGCTGAAGAAGTTACACAAGTTGAAGCTGATAAAGTAATCGCTGAAACAGAAAAAAATGCTAAAGCTGAAGCCGAAGCAAAAGCACAAACAACTAAAGAAGCTAATGATGCTCTTAAAGCTAGTGCTAAAGCAAAGTTAATTGCAGGAGAAGAATTAACTGAAGATGAAGCTAATACAATAGTTTTATAAACTTAAAGGCTAGGTAGAAATATCTAGCCTACAAAATTTTAAAAAGGAAATATTAAATGACAAGAGCAAGAGATTTAGCAGATTTAATTAGTAGTGGTTCAATTGAATCATCTGAAATTACATCTATAGATGCAAGTAAATTATCAGGTACAATAGCAAGTGCAAGATTAAATCTAGGTGATTCAGATATACCAAATCTTGCTGCATCAAAAATAACTTCTGGAACATTTGCTGATGCAAGAATAGCATCATCTAATGTATCTCAACACGCAACATCATTTGATGATAATAAAATTGTTAATGATATTTCTACTTTAGCTATTAGACAAGCATCTAACGAAAACAAAGCTGCTTACAATACTAATTCTATGTATGTTGATGTCTTTCAAGATGCTACTGGGATTGCATCAAACACTAATGCTCCAAGAAATGCTAGTGAATATGTTTCTTCAGAAGGTGTTGGTGCAAATGCTTATGAAACTGGAGATAAATCAAGTGTATATTCTGTAAGTGCTAATAACATAACTATTGTAAGTGGAAGTGTATCAAATCTTGTTGATGGACAAAAAGCATACAATAGTAATAGTAGTGGTTCTTTTTATTGGTCAGCAGGTGGTGTTGGAGGTGGAGATTCTTTAGTTTTTGATTTAGGTTCTGGTAACTCAAAAATTTTTACTGGTGCAAAATGGTGGCAAAACACAACTGATACTCATGGTAATTGGAGATGGGAAGGTTCAAATGATAATTCTAATTGGACTAGTTTAACTCTTTTTACTTTAGGTGGTACTACAAGTGGTCAAGAAAAAACTTGGACTAATTCAACAGCATACAGATATATTAGATTAGTTGGAGTTACTGGTACTAGAAGTGCAGGTTCGTGGAATGATGAAGTTGAGTTTAAAGTTCAACAATTAAGTTTAAATGCAACTGGAAACTTTATATCCAATGCAATTACAGCTCCATCTTCAACATCAAAAATGGGTGCAATTATTACTTATCAAAACCAAGCAGGAACTAACACATTAAACACAGATATTGTTTTACAATTATCAGCAGACAATGGTTCTAATTTTACAACAGCTACACTTACAGCTATGCCAGACTTTGCTACTGGAATTAAAATGGCTAAAGTAAATGACTTGTCTGTTACAGCAGGAACACAATTAAAATATAAAATATCTTTTGCTAATCAATCT